CGCTAATTGCGTTGATTATTATTTCAATCGCGGTCGCGAACAAAAGGGTGTGAACAAGGTCATCTTTGTTCCGAAAGATAGCCGTGGTCCCCGCACTATTGCGTGCGAACCAGCCGTCTATCAATTTCTACAAGGTGGCCTACGGAGGGCTCTTTACTCTCACATTGAGAATCACCCTTTTACAAAAGGGCGTATTAACTTTGTGGATCAATCGATCAATTGGAACCTCGCTAGAATGGCTAGTTATAGTCATCCGAACATTGCCACAATTGATCTTAAAGATGCAAGTGACCGGGTATCTAATTCCCTTGTGCAGTTTCTGTTTTCACAAACGAAACTGTCAAAGCCACTCCAGGCTTTACGCACTTCGAGGTCGGTTCTCCCTTCTGGAGAAGTCGTCGAGCTAAAGAAATACGCCGCCATGGGATCAGCTTTATGCTTTCCTATCGAAAGTGTAGTTTTTTACTCACTGCTAGAAGGAGTCACATATGTTGCGAATGATCGCAAGCCAGTTATGTTCGTATACGGCGACGATATAATAATGGAAACGAAGCATTTAGATCTTCTAATCCATTGTTACTCAGCGCTGTCCCTTACTGTCAACAGTAAAAAGAGCTGCTATACAGGATTCTTTCGGGAATCTTGCGGTGGTGAATTCTATAAAGGGCAGGAGGTTACGTATGTAAAAGTACGAACAGATAAGAATTCGGATCTGTCCGATACAGTTGCTTTAGTCGAGCTATCAAATAGTCTATTTGATCGCTGCTATTATAAAGCTGCTGAGTGTATCGAGAATTTCGTCCGTAACACGACGAGATTCAAGATACCGTTCGGTCTAGAAGAATCAGGTTACCTGAATTTCTATTCACGTAGGCAGAAGTTCATCTCGCCTTCAAAAGCAAGATGGAATTCTCGCCTTCAAAGGCGAGAATACTTACGCCCTGTGATAACAGGAACTAAGTATCAGTTTTTAGCTGGTACACTAGACGAACAATACGCCGAGTATTACCGTAAGCTGACGCAAGGCTGGTCAGCCGAATACCGGGCAGAGTCTTACGCCGAGCGGCGTAAGTTAAAGAAGATAAGTAGGTTTATAGACTCAAACACCTAACCTGGGTTAGGAGTCGCTTCTACTACCGCTC